TTAGGAGAATCGAACTCCTGACGAAAGGTTGGAAACCTTTAGTTTTACCTCTAAACTAAACCCGCATACTCCTCCACCTGGACTCGAACCAGGGACAGGGTGATTAACAGTCACCTGCTCTACCAACTGAGCTATAGAGGATTGTTTGCCTTTTCTTCTTTATTGGTCTTGAAGTAGAGTTTATAATATCTCCTCTTCATTTCATTGATCGTATTCATATCTTCTTCAAATCCCATATATTTAAGCATTTGAGAAGAACCTTCCAACTCACTAATGAGTCTGAGTATATTGACTGCTACTGGTGGTTGTCCACCAAAATCATATTTACCCATAAAAGAAGAAAGGCAACGATTCAGGCAGGACTCGAACCTGCGACCAACGCATTAGAAGTGCGTGGCTCTATCCATCTGAGCTACTGAACCAGAGTGGTAGTTCTTATCGCCGCTAACTCTGAACTACCAAGAGAGTTACCGCAGTTGAGTGAGGAGTTCCTTCTCAACTCTTAAATTATAAATCATCTACTCCAATCTGTCAAGATATAAAAGATCAATTTCATCTTCTTCTAACCATTCCTTAAACTCCAATGATAGTGCTACTACATCTTCCCACTCAAGTTCTTGTGATGCTATGCGTCCATGTGCCCAATCAATAACATCCGAGACGCAATCGATTACTTTTTCTTCCATGAGTCTTTTGCAACTCAGTCATCATAACACTCTTCATCATCGTAGTCAAGCACATACGACAATCTCATCATGATGCGTGGGTTTTCTCTTGTATAATACTTATCGATTACTGGTGAATGAAAGCATTTAGAGTCATAGAATATTGCCTCATTAAACCCATATGTCATTTCAAATGCTTTGTGCAAAGTTGTGCAGCAAGACTTCTCATCATAATTATCATAATTTATATCATTAACGTATTCATTATATTCATCAGCAAAGTCATCAGTATCTTCCATAAGTAATCCCTTAAATCTCCAAAATGCAGTAGACACATCCCTTTGATTTAAATTAATAAGACCAATTATATTGCATTGAGGTCTATTAGGACCAGGATCAGTATGAGGAAGTATACAATTATTGCTAACTAAACTATCAATGCCCATCTCCATACATGTATTATTATAATAAAAGTAATAAAACTCAGATTCATTTTTGTAACTATCATGTTCTGGTAAATCAAGTATTTCATCAGAAATAATATCAGCAGTCCAATACGGAATCTTCAAAGACATAATTCCTGGTTTGGAATTACTGCACGATTCCCATTTAGTTAATAGTGATTGAAAATTAAGCATCCTATAAGGATCCTTAAAAACATTCTTCACATGTGTTACTTGACCAGAACGTATAGTCCGTTCATGATCTTTACTTATCTCTGCACAGTATCTAAAATAAGTGTCAATCGTTTCCATAATAATCTTTTCTGAAGTATCGACTTAAAATATTACTGTTATAGTATGCTGGTTCTCCATTAAGAGATTCTGTAAGAACGTTATATGCGAACAGTTGACGAGTCTCTTCAAAGTTTGTCTTTCCCTTTGTTTTATGTAGTGATAATATTTTCCTTTTGAATTTATCCCTACCAATCTTTTCGATATCTTCTTTCAATTCTGGGCAAGATCCATAATACCGCTTCCAATCACTCTCTTGCTTGACTTTTCGTTTCTTCCCTTTTGGAGTTCTGAACGACCAAAAATACTTTCTCCCAATGTACTGTCGTTGGTTTGTGAGATTGGTAATGAGATAAACAAAGCCAAAGTAGTCCCCAACATCGCAACTATCAAAAGCTCGTTCCATGTATATCCAAGGATTTTCATAGTCTACCATTCATATATTACATAGTCCAAAATATTTAGACATAAAAAAGGGATCGTATGATCCCATATAAACTAAACTAAGATTCTCTTACAAATTTTTTTACATTCATGCTGTCCTAAAAAGTCACATTCAATTAAACATTCATAATAATCATTAAATTTTTCGTTTTCTACCGTCAACTCATCAAGTGTATTCTCGAAGTGCCTCCATTCATTTAACTGTGCTCTGGATAGTAAATTTTTCATTGGTTAATCCTCGTGTACAAGTGGACATAATAAAGGAAGGATTTGGGTTCATTTAAACACCTCTCATAATTCTGTACTATGTATACAGTTTGTGTGCGAATCAATACATTTTAGCAATAAAAATTTATGCCTACTAATATGTAACCATAAAAAAAGACCCGAAGGTCTTAAGATTAATCAGATTTAACTTTGAGTTTCAATAGGTTATACCGTATAACTTCATGAGGCAACCAAGGTTGAGGTCCAAATCTCAATAACCTAATATCATCATCAGATAATTTGACAGTATTATCCGAAATTAATTTGATTGCCCACTGTGTCATCATAGTTTAAATCCAGAGAACGTATCTGCCTTAACATCTTGCTTGATTCCACCTACCACGTAAGACTCAACTTCGGTCTCTTGTGGTGCCACTTGGAGTCCTTTAGAAGAGATCCAGTGCTCTGTCCATGGTAGTGGATTTGCTTTGGCAGAAATATCATAAACTGGTTTAAGACCAATAGACTTCATACGACGGTTTGCAACCCACTCAACATAATTCTTAAGTAGTTTGTCATTCAGACCAATCATCGAACCATCTTTGAACAGGTACTCTGCCCATTTCTTTTCTTCATCTACAGCATTCTTAAACATCTGATAGGTCCACTCTTCCTCTTCCTTCATAATCTGCTTCATCTCAGGATCATCACCCTGCTTCCACTTATTCAAGATATTCTGAGTAATACCTAGATGTTGGTTTTCATCTCTTGCAATGAGTGAAATAATTTTTGCTGATCCTTCCATGAGCTTGAGTTCACCAAAGGCGAAAGAACAAGCAAAACTAACGTAGAACCTAATACCCTCAAGAACATTAACGTTTGCGACTGCTCTGTAGAGTTTTCTTTTGACATCTTTGATTTCCCATTTGGATGAAGGTGAGTCTCTAAAATCATCTTGCCACATATTACCATTGCCCCAAGTTTGAGCACTGTTAATAAAATCATCATATGCACCTGTAACACTCGCAGCACGTTCTAGGATGCGAGGATCTGTGACAATAGTATCAAAGATCTCTGAAGGATCTGAATAGATATTCTTAATGATATATGTGTAAGAACGACTGTGGATCATCTCCATGAATCCCCAGACTTCCATACATGCTTCTAGTTCGGGTAGACTGCAATAAGGTATAAAAGCCATCCCAGGACCACGCCCTTGTATGGAGTCAAGCATAATCTGATACTTGAGGTTACTTGTATAGATATGCTTTTGTTCAGGACGAAGTGTTTGATAATCTCCACGGTCTTTCTGTAACGAAACTTCTTCTGGTCTCCAAAAATAACCCAATTGTTGGGTAGTTAATTTATCAAAAATAGGATACTTGTAAGAATCATATCTCTGAACACCCAGAGGTTTACCGAAGAACATAGGTTGCTTCTTTGTATTTACTTGTTCAGTATTGAAGACAGTCATGCCTTCAATTACATTATTAGACTCTTCTACTGATGACATTTTAAACTGCACAGGATTCACACTCTCCCTCCTCGGATTGACTTAGTTCTTCTAAAATTGCGTTTAGTTGTTCTTTTTTATCTTCACCGACCTCATCGGTCTTGTTATCATAAGTATTTTGATAATAAGAAGTCTTCCAACCATACTTGTATGTAGTTAGAAAATCATTTGCCATGACAGAAACTGGAACTTCATTATCGGGATAGTTCTCAGGGTTATAGGACCAATTACCAGATATAGCTTGGTCAAAGAATTTTTGCATAACGGAAACGACGTTGATGTAACCTTGGTTACTCTCCATCTCCCAAAGCAAAGTATAATTATTTTTCAGTGTATTATATTGTGGAACAATCTGCTTAAGAGGTCCTTTCTTTGATTTTTTAACGGACAGGTATCCTCTAGGTGGTTCGATTCCATTGGTTGCGTTTGACACAACGGAGCTACTCTCTGATGGCATTTGTGCGGACAATGTTGAGTGCCTAAGACCGTAGGTAGTGATAGATTCTCTAAGACTTTCCCAATCATGCTGCAATGCGATAGAAGTAACTTCATCCAAATCCTTCTTATATGTATCAATCGGAAGAATTCCATCAGAATATTTTGTTCGTGAGAAACCTTCACAAGCACCTTTCTCTTTTGCAATCTCATTAGAAGACTTTAAAAGATAATATTGGAAGGATTCTGATAAACCATGAACGGCATCCCATGCCTCTTGAGAATCGTAGTTGAACCCCAATTTGGCAAGGTAGTGAGCAAGACCAATAAAACCTATTCCAAGAGATCTACGTGCCTTTGTAGCAAGTTCTGCTGCAAGGATGGGATACTTCTGATAGTCAATCAATTCTTCTAATCCACGGACAGAAAGATCACAAAGATTTTCTAATTCAGAATCAGACTTAACCTTGCCTATGTTAATAGCAGATAAAATACACAGTGCAATTTCACCTTCACCATCAATATGCTGGAGTGGATCTGTAGGTAGAGTAATCTCCTGACATAGGTTACTCATATACACCTTATCTTTGAAAGATGAATGTGAGTTGCAATGATCGATATTCATAATGTAAAGACGACCAGTCTCTGCACGTTCCTTTAGAAGATCTAGGATCAGACTTTGACACCCAATCGTCTTTCTTGGAGTAAACTCATCTGATTCATAACGTACATAGAGATCGTCAAATGTATCAGTACCAAAAGCATCATAGAGACCTGGTACGTCATGCGGTGAGAAGAGGCTAATCTCTTCATCTTTGATGAAACGTTCGTAGAAAAGTTTTGAAATCTGGATTGAGTAGTCAAGTTTCCTCACTCGATTGTCTTCTGTACCCTTATTGTTCTTAAGAACAAGGATGTCTTCTATTTCTTGGTGCCAGATTGGGAAGTGTACAGTCGCACTTCCACCTCGTATGCCATTTTGAGTGCAGCATCTGACAGTCGATTCAAACTTTTTAAGGAATGGTACAACACCAGTGTGTTGAACTTCTCCACCTCTGATCTTAGCGTTGATTCCACGGATTCTACCTGCGTTGATACCGATTCCCGCCCTTTGTGCAACATATCTGCCGATAGCCATATCAGAACTAAAGATGCTATCGAGGGTGTCATCAACATCAACAAGAACACAGCTAGCAAATTGTCGCAGTGGAGTTCGCACTCCCGCCATGATAGGTGTGGGAATGTTGATTTTGTGTTTGCTGATTGCGTCGTAGTATCGTTTGACATATGTTAATCGTGTTTCTTTGGGATACTCTGCAAAGATAGTAAGTGAAATCAGAATGTACATGAACTGAGGAGTCTCGAATACATCCCCATTACTTCTATCCTGTACCAAATATTTATCAGTAACTTGCCGCAAACCAGCATAGGTGAATAGATAATCTCTATCATGATAGATAAAAGAGTTTACCCTTTCAAGTTCTTCTTCAGTATACTTTTGCAGCAATTCTTTATCATAGACATTATTCTCAATGCCATAATTAATCTGCTCTAAGAGAGTAGGACTTCTCTTAAACTTTACCGCAAGTTGTTTACGGATGGAAAATAGAAGTAGACGTGCAGCTGCATATTGATAATTAGGGTGCTCAAGGTCAATTAGATCCGAAGCAGAACGAATCAAAATCTCTTGAATTTCATCAGTAGTGACACCATCATAAAATTGAATTCCAGATTGAATCTCTACCTGACTTGCAGACACACCAGAGAGACCCTCACAAGCAGCCTCAACCATCTTATGCATCTTTTCTAGGTTCAATACCTCAATAGTTCCACTACGTTTTTTAACCTTGATACCGTTGCTCATATTTTCTTCCAGGTGGTGAATTTTAGTTTTGCTTCTAAACCAGAATAAGTATTTAATTCTATCAGATTTTGGACATCATGTCCAGCAAGGACCATATCATTTATGTCCTTTTCCTTAATATGTGATGGCCAAATGACTATGGAGTCGCCACTATCGATTGTTCGACTGACCCTGCTAAGGATCTCTCTGTTCCGTGGTTCATTATCATAGATCCAAACAGGATTGCTGATACCCCAACTACTAATATCAAGGTCAGCTCCGCACATAGCAATTGAGTTGCGAATAAACGTGCTGTCGAATGGTCCCTCTGTAATGTAGACTCTAGAGTCTTTTGCGATGTTATCAAGTCCATATATTTTTGGTGCTCCATCTTTAAGCATTATAGTAATATATTTAATAGATTTGGAATTTAGACTTCTGCCTTGAAATCCAATAAGATTCTTATCCCAATATAATGGAATAATAATTCTAGGTTCTTTGCCCATATATCCATGGTTTAAACCATTAAAAGATTGTACAAACTCATCAAAGTTTTCTGCATAATAAAATTTGGTAGGATCAATCTTACGATTTTGAAGATAGGTTTTACTAACTTCTATCTCACTGCATAGAGGAAGATTGACCTTTTGTACAAACTTAGGTTTCTCAAAAACAAAATTAGGTTCATCTACTACAAAGTTCCTACCAGTGTGACCATCTTTAAATTTATCAAGACAATAACTCTTATACAAAACAACATCCATTTTCTTAAGGAAATTGTTAAAAGACATTGAGGCACCACAATTATGGCACTTGAAGTTAGTATTTGTCTTTACTTGATAGATGTATCCCCTAGTTTTACTCTTATTCTTCTGTGAATCTCCACAGATTGGGCATCTAAAATTGTATAGATTTGATTTTACTCTTTTAAATTTTTGTAGTCTGGCAGAAACTAAAGTAATATATTTTGCATCAATTTGATCCATTTACGAAAGACACTACTTCTGCTCTTTCCATCATACTCGTATTTAACGATGGTGTCAATGCTTTTATGAAAGGTGGAACCACTTGTAATATTGCCACAAAGGTTGCGAGGACTGCTCCCGCACCGATAACAAACTTTGCGTTCGTATCCACTCTCTTCTGGATCTTGCTGATCCTACTTTGAACCAGTTCATGATCCTTGTCATGCCTCTCCTTCATCTCCTCAAGCATACCGATGATAAGTTTATCAGCACGATCAGATTCATCCAATCTATTTTCATGACGTTCTAGTATAACAGCAACTTTATTACTGTTATCAGAGATTGTACCTACTGCTCTTTCAAGTTTGTCAAGCATCTCTTTGGAGAGATCTTCATAAATGTCTAATTTTGATTCCAGCACTGCTAATTTACCGAAACCTAACATTTTTCTTGTCTAAAGATTTTACCCATTGTTTGTAAGTTTTAGGAACTTTTCTATAATCTGTGTTTCCACGTCTCTGAAATTTAATCAGAGGATCATAACCTGCGGTTGGTCCTGCTGCAGCAGAAGAACCAGTAAATCCACCAGCACCGACTGCGATCATTTCACGGATGAGTTGTATGAATCGATCAGTCTTTTCCATTATCGTTATATAAAATTTGTAATTTTTCTAATGCAATGGCATCACTTTCAATATCATGAATATAACATCGTGGATACTCTGGCAACCTATTCAAAAAATGTACAAAAGTTTTTGTTGTTGACCAGAGATCCTCTTCGAGTTTATAAAAGAGCATTGGTGTTGTTGCATCATCAAATATATTGTACAAAATGATGAAGTGATTAAGAAGCAAATGTACCTTTAATTCACCAGTGCTCTTATATTTCCTCATGAGCCTTTTAATGTACTTGAAGTGATTCAAGTCACGATGGAAATCATCTTTAGTAATAGCTTGAGGATTCTCATAATTTTTTATAGCAAATAATAAGAAATTTTCCTCATTCAATTCATCAAATAACATATCTCAAGTTATCAACTTAGTGGGTCTGCGTCATAAATTGGAGCATTGCCTGTAGTAATACCAGACATTGCAACTAGAACTTCTTTCTTAACTCTATAGTTTCCGTGAGTATCGTTATAGGTGGTAACTCCAACCCAACCAACACCAGTCTCAAACACAGTTCCATTTGCGTTCTGAGCACCCTGCTTTGCTACACCGTAAACGTAAGCATCAGCAGTGCCACTAGCAGACTCACTATACTTAACATCTCCAACAGTGTATGAAGGACACTGACTTGCAGAGAAGTTAGTTGCAGCAATTGCAGCACCACTGAGACCAGCAGTAGAAGCAATAGTTAGTTGTGTGGTGCTTGTAATGGATGCGACGACAGCATCACCAAAATAAACACCAGATACAGGATCATCACCAAATCTGATTACATCACCTGCTTGAATAGATCCAGCATTACCAAACCCAGTGGTGGAACCTGTCACAACACGGGTAGCGTAATTAAGACTAACGGTGCCAGCAGAGGTTACATTATCACTATTTCCCCAAAGTGCCATGTTTCTTTTCCTTTGAATACATTTGCTATTAGATATTTATAAAAAATGGAGACCACAAAATGATCTCCGTATCATTTATTTTCTTATTTATACTTATTCGGCAGGTGCTTCTTCTCTTGTAAGAATTGCTTTAGAGACAACTTCTAAGAGTTGATCGTCCATATCAGTCTTAGTTAACTTAACTGCCTTAGCAAGAATAACAAGACAGATCTCAATGAGTTTCTCACCAAGTTCTTCATTTTCTGGAATTTTTTTGACAGCATCAGAAATTACCTTCGATGCGAGTGGAAGTAGAAAGGATAGCATGATAAACCTCTGTTGTTAATACTATATATTCTCCAAAAACTCTTTAAGAGATTTTTTCTCAGGGAGTTTCTTGTGTTTAGTAGAAGCAAAGTCTTTTGCATCACTCTTCTTCATTGATGCTGCTGCTTTAGCAACCTCAGGAGAAGGGTTGGTCATGTCACCTTTCTTAGTGGCATAAACCATACCCATAAATCTTTGCTGTGCCTTAGATACAGCAGGCATTACTTCTTCTTGGTATCCATTATTGCACCCTGTCCATGCTTGGCACGGATGCTTGCCTTTACTTTCTCAAGTGCAGACATACCATCATAGGGTTTCTTTTTACCAGCAGTGTTGGTAGGTTTAGTAGCACTCTTGTAACGGTTGTTTCCATCAACACCACCACGTTCCATGCGACGATCTCTTAGAGAATCTTCAGTTTCTTCTTTTGTAACTTTACCTAAAGCCTGCTTTCTCTTCTGTGCAATTTGTTGATCAACCATTGCCTTCTTTTTCTGGAGAGCAATTTCTTGAGGAGACATTTCCATAGAAGTCTCTTCACTCATACGATTAACAACTTTCTGTGCTGCTTTCTTAATCATACTTTTGACACCTTTCTTTGCCTTTTTAGGTGCTGCCGCGGCAGATGCCTTTGCCTTTCTAACTTTATCACCAGCAGTTTGTGCTGCTTCTCTACCTTTATTGTAAGCAGCAACTTGTGCCTGAGCAGACTTTAGTTTTGCTTTCTTACCAGTAGACTTAAGTTTTTGTCTTGCAAGTCTACCAACTGCCTTCACCATGCGACCAGTAGAAGTATCCTTCTTATGTGGTTTGTCAGTATCATGACCAAAAGTTACTGTTGCTTCAATGATTGCATACTCAACAGCATCTTCTACATCATATACATCAAATCCTTCTTGAACTAGTTCATCATATACAGTATAAACAGCAAGATCTACTTCATCCATCTCAGTGTTTTCTAGGATAGTAACTTCCTCAGAAATCTTAGGATTAATGGTAATAGTATTCTTTACATTCTTTTCCTTTACTTGCTTTGATTCTTCACCATCTTCACCAACAACTTCACGAAGATCATCTCTCCAGTTTGAATATCCTTCACCAATCTTAGTAGTTACTTTCTTCTTACCGTCAGGAGAAGGAACGAACTCACCATAGTCACCCATAGACTTATCCTTTTTATTGACATCACCACTTACGTTGGTGTCAATTCTATTTGCTGCTTTCTTTGCAAGTTTTACGAGATCTTTAGATGGAACTTCAACATCTTTACTAGTTCCTTCCTTCATTGCTTTGCCGATTGCCTTACGACGATTTAGAAGATACTTATCAGACTTAGTATTTTTCTTACCGTCATTATCAACGTCACCGTCTTCCTTACCTACAGGATCAAGTCCTTCAGACATCTTTGCACGTTTTGCTCTTGCTTTTGCCAATAGTCTTTCTTTAGCAGCATCAGCATCTTTCTTAGGAACACGATACCCATCACGATCAGTCTTCAACCTTTCTGCAGGTGCTTCAACTGCTGCCTTCTTCATAGGTTCTTTTTTATTACCATCTTTATCTAGATCTAGAAAGTCAGGTTTAGCAACCTTCTCCATATACACATCGGAGATATCGTTGAGGTGAGTCATGAGTATAGTATTTTACTTTTTAGCCTTATACTTATTTATGAAATTCTTGATAGCACTAGTTCCTGTCATTCTCATCGTATAGTTTCTGTTTGAATCAGTTCCAACTTCTCTCTCTGGACCAGATACACCAGAAGGTCCAGGATAATTTACAACTGCTTCCATCACATCCTTAATCCAGGACTTGAACATATAGTTCTCTTTAGTAACGCAAATAAGATGATTAGTTCCTCTACGAATAATCTCACCAACCAATCCAGTGTTTAGATTCTCTACAATATCTCCAAGACTAAAAATTTTCCCAGAGACATAGTTCTCACGAAGTCCTTTATGATCATACTTAGGAGCAATTTCCCACATCTCTGCAGTAACCTTTTCTTTACTCTTCAGTTTCATACCAGTACGAACTGCATTAAAGAGTGCTTTAGTGTCACCATCATCAAGTTTCTTAGGTGTTCCTCTACGGAATGAATCAAAGTCATCATCAATAACTGCCTTACGCATCTTAGATGCAGACATTCCTTCTACACCTTCAGCATCTGCATCTCTTACACCAGCAGAAATGACACGAATCAAATCAAACTCATATAGTTGTCCATTATATTTCTGAGCAAGATTCTCAAACTCTGCTTGTCGATCTGAACCAACAACGATATTTACATTCCCATATCCATCTTCATTTGCTGCGACAAGAACATCAAAGATATTTTTCATTTCTGAATCATTGACAATATTCTCTTCATAGTCAGAGAACATCTTCTTCATAAATGAAATCTTCATGTCAGGGTCAAGAGGATTCTTCTTTGGATCCTGAGAACGTGAAGGATATACTTTATAGTCTCCACCAGTAGATGTTTTCTTTGCCATACTCAAAAGTTTTTCATGTCCAACTGTTGGTGGATTAAATCTACCAAACACTATAGTTAGTGTATCGGACTGTTGTTCTTTACCTTCTTCTGGTGGTGCTTCTTTATTAGAACTACCTTTGGGTTCTTCTTTACCTTGCTTCTTTTTAGTTTCGTCCTGCTTCTGTGCAACCTGATTAGTATCCTGGTTGCCATCCCTCTCACCAACCTTCTGATTTTTATCATAGAACTTCAGTTTGCCACTTTCAGTTTTCGCAACAAATTCTCCACGGGAGTCATACCAACCACCATGTCCATCACTCTTAAGGTTGAGTTTCTTTGCCTGTGCTGAGGCACCCTCACCTGCTTCTTTTAGGAACTGTAGAAAACTTTTCATTTATGTTATTAGTCCTTATGTATTATTTATTCCAATTTCCAGTACGGGGCTGACAATGATGATCTAGAATTTGCATATAGATAAAAATCCTCGCAAACTTGCTTCTGCTTTTCAGAATTTTGTATACCATTGATGGCATCTATAATTGCAATACAATGGACCTTTGAATATAACCAAGAATCGAATTGTTTTTTCTTAGTCTTCTCTACTTGCAATTTAGCAAACTTTTCAACTGTGTATCCTGTTGCATATTTTTTTAAACCCTCAGTAACATATTTTATAATATCTGTTTGATTTGACTTTATCTTTTTGGCATATGTAGTGTCTATCTGAGGAACACCATGCATCTTGAGAAGAAGGTTAACTGGTCCCAAAGATATTTTTCCTTGATTTGCCTTTTGACCTTTCACTTCACCTTGCCATCCAGTTAGTGCATTAGCACCACCAAAAGATCTAAACTGAATCTTTGTACCATCTTTAAAATTCAAATATGTGTCAATACTATCATAGTTCATAGTGAAGTTGGTAAACTCTTTCTCCAAAGAATCTTTCTTATCATAATTAAGAACCTTTAGATTAGAAGTTCTGGACATTTTTTTGAGAGAAACTCCAAACATCTTTGGATCGGATGGATTGATTCTTTCATTCATACATTGATTCAACCCTTTGATTGATTTCTCATTGACCAAACATCCAGGATCATACTTTGGTGTTGTTACATATATGTCTGCTGGAGACCACTTATTAATATCAACTCTTATACCTTCAATCTTTTTAATTCTCTTGAATTGATTTTCAATATGATCTACTGTCTTCGATCCTCTATGAAATACTATTCCCGATTTAATGCTAGAAAATCTATCCCATAACTCATTAGCACCTAGGACTGACGATTCAATCCATTCATCAGGAAGTTCATTCAAGATCTTCGTAATATTTTCATCGACATCAAACTTATCTTTATTTGCATTAACATTATCAGGAGTAATATCTGAGTGAGTTATCTTTCTACCAAGACCAAATGCTACTGCAGCATAAACTGCTTGTGCAGATTCTGCCATCTTAGTGATAGCAGCACCAGCACCAGATCCACCACCTGCTTTTGGTTTGAATACAATATTTAAATACGTGGAAGAACTCTCAGATACCTTTAGACCTTCAAAGGTAGATCCAGGAACTTTTGTTTGTTCTACCTTTATGCCTTTCTTAGCAAATGCTGCTTTAATTTCTTCCCTTGCTTCTGATCTTTCTTTAGTACGAACATGGAGGGTTGTAACTCTAGTTCCAGCACTCTTTACTTCAGTATCATAATCCTGAAGAATATCGTTAAGGGCAAGTAATGTTTCTGCTACAGTTGCCATTTTTATTTTTATTTATGGACGATAACTAGGCAGCCTTTGCTCCCGACTTATGACGTTCGGTTCCCTTCTCATCGGTATATGATTCTTTCTCCTTTCTAGGAGTAACATATCCTACACCAGGAACTGCACCAGTTTTACCTGCTGCTCTTGCTGCGTTTCTGTCTGCTGCTCTTTGTGCTGCCCTCTTACGATTGCGGTCATAAGAACTCATTGCTTCGTCAAACTGCTCGTCAGTTTCTAGGATAGCATTAATCTCCTCTTCTGTAAAGAGACCAGTTGCTTCTAGTTCCTCTTTCTTCACATCGTTTCTATCATATTTCTCAGCATCTTTGTTCAGTGCCTTGACAATCTTGCCAGACTTTTTGCCTGCCTCAGTTCCTTTGTCACCACCTTGTAGTGCTGTACGTGACAGGTTTCCTGCCTTACGGAACATGTTGTTTCTCTTGTCTCTTGAGAGTTCTTTGTAACCCTCTTCAACTTCAGTCTCAACCTCTTCGTTCTTGGGAACGCAGTTGGGAACCATCTTACCACCTTTCTTCTTCATCCCAACTTGCTTGTGGGAATCCCAGCAAGGATCACCATCACCTTCTTTCATGTGATCGGCAGCCTTATACATTGCTTTGCCACCTTTATCTTTTTTGCCTGCTTTATATGCTTGATATGCAGGAGTATTTCCTTTTTTATCAGCATTAGTAACAGTCATTGCTTCATCAACAGTTTCAGTATAAACTGCTGAGTATGCTTCAGAAAGAGAGTTAAAGGTCTTGCTGTCCATCTTAATCTAAATACTTTCTTTTATTTATACGGATTTATCCTGTTGAATAGGTTTGTTTGGTTTATCTTTTTTGTCTTTAGTTAAATCTTTAGGAGCATCCTCAAGAGGAATATCCTTCATAACGTTTTCTTCTGGATCAAGTTTACCCAGCATTTTCTTCCTCCTTATTTTTATTGAACCCGAATGGACCAGCTGATTTCTCTTCCAGTGCCAATTTAAGAGCAACACCACCAACAGCTTCCATAACTTTTAAGATGTCTTCTGTCTTGGCACCTTCACCAAGTTCTTTAGAAACATACCAATACTTAGGCCAGAATGTTTCACCTGCTCTTTGATAATCGTCTAGTGTAAGTAATTTCATTTTCCTGATGTATCGTAATTAAATTTGTCGTCTTCGTCTTTTAGTTTACGTTGACGAATACCTTCATGAAGAGCAGCAATTGCTGCCTTAGTCTCAGGAGTTTCTTCCCACTCCCATTGCTGTTGATGCTTATTCTTAAATGATTTCTTACCCATCAAACATCTCCCTCCTGACGATTCTCGGAGTAGTGAACATCAAACTCACCACCAGGATAACGTGCTTTGAGTTTATCCACGTTCATCTCAATCACTTCATCAAGAGAAACATTGAGACCCATACATGCTTGTGCAACATACCACATGATGTCTCCAAGTTCACGTTTGAGATGGAACATGTTCTCTTCGTTTACTGGTTTACCTTGGAAGATAATCTTCTTAACAATCTCAGTGAACTCACCTGCCTCAGCAGACATTCCTACAGCAGCAGTTAGAAGTCGGTGTGTTTCAAATCCTTCTCCACGAAGTTCTTGAATACGATACTCAAATGCATCAGCATCTTTACTAGATTGAGATGTGACGGCATTCACAAACTCAAGATATGCATCGGTGTTTACATTACTCATAAGTCTAATTTGGGTTGTTCTGATTGTTGTATTTGTAATTTTTGTCCTTGGACTTCAATATATTCTACCTCTGCCCAACTACCACCAACACCACCATCCATATTGACAACAATATCTTTAGTTGGTAGTTGATTTTGTGGAAATGGTTCTGCATCTACAATTTCATAGATTGGTTTGAATTGATAGTAATGTCCATCCCATCTACAATTTCTCATGTTAACAAGATTTACGGCATCTCGATGAGCACCGCAATCAGCAATTTTTTGACCACGTGGATTAAATACAGAATACATTAGAACTTGAATCCATCAAAGGATTTTTTAGCATTGTGTTCCTCATCATTATACTCCTCATTTTGCCCACTGTCAAGGATGTCATTCTGGGCAGATTGCTCACAATCATATAAACGCATCTTGGCACGGTCGATACCAACTACAAATCTTTTATTTACATTTCCATCATTGTATCTGTTCTTTAATTGTTTCACCATAATTTGTCCGAGTTGTTCAAGTTCCTCAGTGCTAATAAGGGCAAACATAAGATCAGCAGTAGCAGGGAGACCAAAGGACTCACTAGTGTCAGTAAGGTCAACGTCAGAGCTACCATAACCAGAACGAGTGGTCTGGGTGGCAGATACGATAGGGACCGAGGCTTCGCAAGCCAACCCTCTAAGCTCCTCTGCAATAGACTTAATATAGCTATATGAATTGATAGAACCACCTTGGCGATATCTGCTGGAAGCACATATATTAAGGTAATCAATGAAAATAATATCAGGTCTAAATGATTTCTTAAGTGCAAGTTCATTAAGAAGTGCTCTAAAATGTCCACTGTGTGCAGATGCAGTTGGGTATTCTTTAATTATAAGTTGACCTTGAGTTTTCTGTGCAAGGTTTGTCACCTTATTCTCAAAGATCATCTTTGGAAGATCACTTATTTCTTGGATTGGTACGTTGAGAAGGTTTGCATCAATTCTTTCTGCAATCTTCTCTTCAGCCATCTCCATAGTAATGTACAATACGTTCTTACCAGAAAGAAGGCAAGAAGCAGCCATATGACACATAAACAAAGACTTGCCGACACCAGTCCCAGCAAGAGCAATATTAAGTGTTTTATTCGGTAAACCACCTTTCGTAATTTTATCAAAGTACTCAAGATCGAATGGGATTTTATCTTCTTTGCGATTATATGATTCATATCTTTCTTCATAGTCTTGGAGATAATCATGACCCACATGATTATCGAAACTTACACCAAGAGCATCAGAAAGAATAGAAGGTATTGCATCACGGTTCTGTTTCTCATCATTCCCATCAGCAATATGAATGGATTCCATGAGTGCCAAATAAATGGCACGATCACGACACCACTTCTCAGTAGTATTAATTAACCACTCAAATTCACTTGACGAATCTTCAAGTGATTGAACGAGACCAATAATATCTTTGAAGGATGAATCAGTTACATCCTTTCTATTTTCAATCTCAATACAAAGAATTTCTTTGCTGGCAAGTTTATTGTATTCATTAATGAATTTTGAAATCTCTTCAAATACAATTTGCTCAGAAGATTCTTCAAAATATTCTCTCTTCAAAAAAGGTAGAACTTTTCTTGCATATTCTTCATTGTTTAATAGATTCTTCAGAATCAGAATTTCCACCTTGTCCATAACTAAACTCAAATGATATACTAATTCGTTTGCGGTCTTTTTCTTTAAATGGAGTTACTGTATGAACCAAGTAAGTTGGAAACAAAACCAGTAAACCAGCAATTGGATAAAGATGCATAGCACTTACAGTATGCCCTTCATCTCTAATAGGATTTAAATGTATCCTTTTGCCGTGGCAGGGATCAAAGAAAGCAAGTGACCCTCCCATCTTACCATCACATGCCTGTGGTTGCAACCAAACAGATTCTTCGTGATAGTTGTAAAAAGTTTTTTCACCATCTACCCATCCAACAGGATAGTACACAGCAGCAAGAGCAGAAAGATTGTGTTGATGTGGGAAGTTAACATCACCAGCACCATTTATGTTTGCCCATAAACCAGAGCATTTTAACGAAGATTCCCAACCAAAATTATCACAGTAGTTGTTAGCACAATTTTCAACAAGACTAGAGAGATCACGAAGACTTTGATAGTCACTTTCTATCCCATATCTACTATGCCATCCCCCAAAGTTACTTTGCACAATACCTTTAGGATCTTTTTTAACTTCGGTGCAAATATCATTCACCAAGTTTTGGTTCATATCATGAACCTCTTTAGTGAAATTTAATGTGAGAATTGGAGTAGAAAAGAGCATATGCTCTGCTGGAAATATTTCTACTGCCTTAGATTCCATAACTAAATTGCTCCCTTGCAATAACGTCCAGTTTCTGCATTACTTCATCGGTGAAGTATTGTTCGGGATCCTTTAGAATAGCCTTCGCATAGACTTTCTTACCATCCATCTCATATCGACCAGCAACGTTTTTCCAAAGTCCACCAATCTCACCAAGTTCAAGAAGACCATAATACTTATCCAGTCCACGTTCATCATAATACAAACGCACCGTAACATCCTGGTTTTCTTTGCTTAGACGTGACTTAGCAGTCTTTGCCTTGATAAGATTTCCAATGACTTCTGTTCCATCTTTTTCTTTTTTCTTTGTAAGATGGATAATTGTAGAAGCAGCATACTTGAGACCACTTCCTCCTCCCATTTCTTTAGTTGGTACATAAGAACCGATGACATCATAAGTGTGATTGGTAACGATCATTGGAATGTTTGCTTGACCCAACTTGAGTGTAAGCATACGGAAAGCACCTTTGATAAGTTGAGATTTCGTCATATCACGAACTTGCTTATCATTCAGTGCATCTGTAATCTCCTTCTCAGTGGATAGCATTCCTAAGGAGTCTAACACAAACATCAATGGTTTGCGATCTTCTACAGAATCTTTTAGGTATCGATCAACGGTCTTAAGTGCCTTGCTACGAAACTCCTCAACAGTGACGACATTCATCACAACCGTGCGTTGAAGATCTACCCCACGACTTGAGAGTAGAGATTTGTTAACAGCGGCTTCAGTGTCAAAATATATACACATACCATCAGGATTAGTATCAAGGAAATTCTTGACGACTGCCAAGCTAAAGAAAGTCTTGCCAGTAGAAGACTCCCCAGCAATGGCAGTAATCTTATTCCCAGATACACCACCAAATATGCTACCTGAAACCAATCCGTTAAAGATGTACGAACCTGTGTCCACGTAAGTTTCTGTTTCATCTATATCTGATGCGATTTGTGCGTATTCATTGCCAATCTCTTTTACAATATCAGTTAAAAAATCCATTAGTTCATTTCCTCTCTTTCATAATACTCTTTAGATGATATTAGATTAAAACTTAAAGTTCTCCTCTCTTCAGTTGTTCTCATTGGATAAACTAAATGACCCAACCATGATGGAAATAATAAAAGTCTTCCGACTTCTTGTTCTGGAGTATAATTATCAGAACAAAAAGTATTGTTTCCACCATAAACAAATTGAACTCTTCCATTATTTCTAGATACTTCTCCATATGGATCCCCAGCACTGTCATTATTTTTGTACTGTTCTTGTTCCAAACTGCGTGGAATTTCCAAGAAAACAAGACCAGCAAGATCTGATCCGTGATCATGAATTGGGGTGAAGTCACCAGCATAATACCTATTTACCCAAGCATCAGAATACCTAAGTTTATCCGAATGCTTAAAAGAAGGATCTCTATCCTTCCCACCATCGATTATTGATAATTTTACATCATCATATCTTAAGTTGTTATCGTCCGTATTCTCAAGAAAATAATTTCCAAGTTTTTCAACAAAGTCTCTAAACCCAATTTGCTCCAGAAACTCTTCAGTAAAATAAACTACCTCAAAATCTCTAAGAAGAAGATTGGGAATATTTCCAGTTGAAGAACAAAACTTCTCCATCTCTTTAGGGTCAGAACAAATATCTTCAGTTTTTTTATTAATGGCATCTAACATATTTTTTGGTAACATAGTCTCCAAAATATATGGTCCAAAAGGTTGATGCAGTTTTACAGATAATTTCATTGCCAACGTTTTGTTTTTAAATGTTTCAAAACATCACTACGAACATCCATAAGTTCATGATAACATTTTTGATTATGGGCACATTGCCTCAGTGAAGGATCTGGTTTAAGAACAGACTCAATAAAGAGATCTAGTCCTCGATTCCATTTGTCCTGTTTACTTTCTTCATCAGCAATCTGATTTTGATCGTTCATACAAAAAATAACTCCAAGTTTACTGTCTTTTCGATAGACCACCCAATAGAATCGAGAACAGTCTTTAGTGGTTCTAAGAATGCCTTTTCAAATTGTAAGTCATAGTCTATGTATTTGTCAATTCCAAGTTCATGAGGAAAGTCTTGAATAAAAGAAATTACATTCTCATGAATGATATTCGGTTTTTTTAGATATAAAAACTTTATCTTTTCACCATTATTGATCAAAGAGTATTTGTGATCAAGTTTATTCTTCTTGATATAGTAATTAAAAAGAAGAGATCCTCTTACATGAATCGGTGTCCCTTTAGAATAAATTGATGAATGTGATCTATACTTTACAACATCCGATACAGAACGTGGAAAAGCAATCTGTTCTGGACTCATCTTCTTAAATTCTTCCCTAGACCTATCGATAAATTTAATTACATCATCTTCAGTCCCAGTCATCATAAGTTTAAGTCCGTCCTTAATCATCTGACGGCAAGGAGCAGGAGTAGAAGACTTTACAGCCTCAATACCCATAATCTTTAGTTTAGGTTCTTCATATCGAACACCTTCACTATCCCATACGTTCAGAATATATCTCTTCTTAGCAGTCCAAATACCACGGTCGGCGATATTTTCCCTCTTCATTTGCATCTTTTGATCATATGCCGAAACATAGTCCGCAAGATTCTGGTAGCAGGTATCAATGTACGGTTCCAGTTTTTCTTCGCAGATCTTATTAAGTATATCCACAATCCGTTCTTTGTTGCTAGACTTAGCAGCAAAAAATTTATCAACAACAGGTCCCATATTAAGATAGATAGAATCTGTGTCTGATGCAATGACGTAATCCTCCGATTTGGTTTGTAAAAGATTATTTAGATATTGGTTCATCTTATTCTCAATCCATCGGATACTTACTTGACCAGATAGAGTGATTGCTTCTGCATTTGCAAGTTTATAATACCTAAAGTATTGATTACCAATGGCACCATAAGCAGAGTTAAGAGAGATCTTTTTTGCCATCTGGATGTTATTGCATCGAGCAATCTCTTTCTCCAGTGTCTTAGTAGGTGTCTTCTCATACTCTTGCTTTGCCTTGAGCATCTTTTTCTTAAAGATCACACGGTCTCCATACATCTTCTCCATAAGTTCTGGTAAGAACCCACGAACGTCTTTACGATACATGGCACCATTGGCACATACTGCATTACTCTTATACAGTTCAAATGTTATCTCTTCATTAAGGATTCGATCAACGTTGACCGTTGGATGTTTCTCATCGAGTAACGTCTCTGGAGAGATGTTGTACTGCATAATGAGATGGGGATAAAGAGAGTTGAGGTCAAAAGACACAACCCAATCATACTTTCCTGGAATCGGTTCTTTAACATATGCTCCTGCATATTTCTCGTCTTTACTGCCACCAACCTTTGGAGGAATAACAATATTTCTTCTCTTAAGATAGTTATAAATGATGGCATCCCAAGTCCGTACTTGATAAAACACATCGTTATAATTCACCTTGGCTTCATATGCCATAGTGATTGCGAGTTCAATAAGTTTCATCTTGCTTTCCAATCGGTCAACAAGTTCAACGTCAATGATGTTGTACTCTACAAACTTCTGCCAGTTACCAGTATAGAAGTCTTTGAAGGTGTCAAACTCAGAGTGATCAAGTTTCTTCTGTCCGAGTTCTACATTAGCAATATGATCTAGACGATATGATTCCTGTGCCTTATATGTAAACTTCTTATAGAGATCCATATAATCCAGTTGAGAGATACCTCCAACATCATATGAGATCTGATCTCTACCCATAATCTTCAACTCATTACGAGTTACAAGACCCCAAGGTGAGAAACGTTTCATCTGCTTCTCACCTAGAACACGGTCTAGTCGTCCACAGATGTATGGAATATCATACAGTTGGCAATTCCAACCAGTGATAACCTCAGGAGGATTTGCATCCCACCAGTCTAGAAACGTCTGGAGAACTCCACGTTCTGTGCTGCAGTGAAAATATTTGACGTTCTTCTGTTTGACTTCAAAGGGTTTCACACCCCAAGTCATAATTTGCTTTGTGGAATAATCTTGAACCGTAATACACAAAATTTCTTCTGAGCATGAAATTGGATCTGGGAATCCATACTCAGAAGAAACTTCAATATCCAGAGTGAATAGTTTGATTTTACTAATATCAAACTTTAATTCTTCCTCAGGATACTTGTCGGAAATGTATTGGCAGATGTATCGATCATTACCATAGATGGTAAAACCCTGGACATCTTCATACTTTTTGTAGAAATCTCTACAGTCACGAACTCCACCTGGTTTAATAGGTTCAACACAATCACCTTCCAAAGTTTTATACTTAGTCTTTGTTTTGGAAGGAACAAAAAGAGTTGGTGAAAACTCTTCTTTATACATAACAGACTTACCATCCTCATAACCACGGAACAGGAACTTGTTCCCGATCATTTGAACATTGGTGTAAAAATTCATAACGATAGTCTATTTCAAATTTTTTTAAGAGAGCACTTCGATCATATTTTTGATCGTAAAATTGTTCGTATGTATGGATCATCTTCTCAAATATATTCCAAAATTGTGGTGGAAGATTATATGGAGATAGACATACGAAGATGTAGTCAAACTTTGGATCAGTTAATAATGGTTTTTTTTCCGTGACTTCATAGTCACAGTTTAGCACAGTTTTGAGATATGATTGCTTACATTGGGAAATCTTTCCGCATATGTGCTGGTAACTTTTTAACCTGTTCTCTCTACTCAACAATCCAATCCAGTTGCCTTCATCGCACGAATAGTTAGATTCCTCTCTAGGAGGTCCACCATCAGTGTTTATTACGTCATCATGAGTATCCACATTAGTTAGTTCTATGTCATAACAATCTTTCAGTGTGTACATGATATTATCATGTTCATAACCAAACTCAACATTATCACACTTGGGCAGAGCAGTTAGGTAGAGATATTTTAGATATTTCAACTTATCAGCATCATACACAAAGTCCTGATACCTATAGTTGCTTCTTCTATTAATATTCTCCCACCTTTCTACTGGATGAGTTATGATATCACTTTCTTCAACTAGATCTAGAATATCTTCATATTCACCACATTCACTATCAAATCCAAAGTTATTTGGTAACGTTGGAAAAATATAATCCAGATCAATACTTAGAACTTTCATTCCAACAATTCATTATACTTTTCTAGTAAAGTGGGTTTTGGATCTACCAATGTAAGAATTTTATCCGAAGACATCATAAATTGATTATCATTAGTAATATCGATTAACCAAGGAGATAATGTTTCATCGGAATTGATTACAAACGGTTCTATCAATTTACAATCAGGTTCTCCAATATCAGCACCAATCTCCTGAATCTGACTAATCAGAAGAGTTTGGTCCATCAAAACCAAAATCTTGACTGCTAATTTCTCCATAGTTTTCATCATCCTGAGATAGAATTTGTTCTAGATATGTATTTTTTAGTTTATCGATTGGATCAACAAACGTCACAATCCAATCCATTGCAACTGGATAAATAGGTCCCTTTCCAAGTGGCACCCAAGGTTGAAGTGAAATATCAAAAGTTACTTGTGGTCTGTTTTCAGGAACATCAAGATCCTTCATACGAACTACGCATGGTTTCTTAAAAAAATATCCTACAACTTTTGTATTTTCTCCTTCACCATGATGCATTTCTTTTACATCGGTGATAACTTCTTCACCAGATTTTAGTACAGCAAGTTTTACAGTCATAATTTTAGGTTACTCCAAACCATTCTAGCAATAAAAAGGAGAGGTGTCAACTGGTTTGTGCCAGTTACCTCTCCGTCTGCGACGACGATACGTTGTTATTTAGTAGAGAGGATTACTTTTACAAAGTTTAGATACTCTTACCAAACATTCTTCTTTATTCCCATCTTGCTCATAATTGTTTAATCGACTTGCGATAATATCAGCAACTTCAACAAAGTCATTTTCATCAAACCCTCTAGTAGTAAGAGCAGCAGTACCTAAACGTAATCCACTAGTAACAAAGGGAGACTCAGGATCAAAAGGAACTGTATTTTTATTTGCAGTGATATTAATTTCACTTACAAGTTGATCAGCAAACTTACCTGTGATTCCTAGACTTCTCAAATCAAGTAGAACA